ATTATAAGTTCATTATTACAAAGGGTGAATGAATGGAAATCAAAGTAGAAGTGGAAGAGCTGCGCAAACGCAAAATCTTTGTCGCAACTCCAATGTATGGTGGGCAGTGCCACGGCATGTACACCAAATCAACAGCAGACCTCGCACGGTTATGTCAGCATTATGGAATCGACGTTCGATTCTTCTATCTGTTCAACGAGTCATTGATTACTCGTGCTCGTAACTATTGTGTCGATGAGTTTCTGCGGTCAGACTATACACACCTAATGTTTATCGATTCGGATATCGGATTCGATCCAAACGACATTCTGTCTCTTGCAGTTCTTGCAGATCCAGATGAATGGGGTGAGAATCGTAAAGACATTCTATGCGGACCGTATCCAAAGAAAACAATCGCATGGGAAAAGATCAAGCAAGCAGTAGATAAAGGGTTTGCAGATGAAAACCCAAATAATCTCGAAAAGTTTGTGGGTGACTATGTTTTTAATCCTGCTTCTGGTGCGTCGCAAATCAAACTCGACGAACCTTGTAAGGTACTTGAAGGTGGAACTGGTTTCATGATGGTACAACGATCTGCGTTTGAGAAGTTTGCGAACAAGTTCCCACAACAGTCATACAAACCAGATCACATTCGTACCAAGCACTTTGACGGTACTCGTGAAATCATTGCATACTTTGATACTGTAATCGATCCAAAGACTAAACGATATCTGTCAGAAGATTATATGTTCTGTCAGTGGGCAAGAGAGGCAGGTGTTGAAACTTGGATGTGCCCTTGGATGAAACTGTTACACACTGGTTCGTATACATTCGGTGGATCATTAGTCGATATTGGACAGTTAGGAGCATCTGCAACTGCTGATCCTAAATTGATCAAGAAGATGAAGAAGTAATGACAAATTATCGTTATGATGAAGATAAGTACCTCAAAGAACTTTTCAAGTATATTGAAAGTACTTACAGTGGACACTACAGTAAGAACAAGTTCCAAGCAACAGAGTTCATCATCGACTCCGGTCACGGTGATGGATTCTGCATTGGAAACATTTTGAAATACGCACAGCGATATGGCAACAAAGATGGGTACAACAGAAAAGACTTGTTGAAAGTACTACATTATGCTATAATCGAACTATATGTACATGATTTAGATAACCGTGATGGAGTAGTAAATAATGAAGATCAGTGAAAATACATTTGATGTATTGAAGAACTTTTCGTCCATTAATCAGTCGTTAGCATTCAAGACTGGTAATGTGATTCGCACTGTGAGTGAGCAGAAAAATATTCTCGCACAAGCAAAAGTGCAAGAGACCTTCCCAAAGGATTTTGCAATCTATGAACTGAATCAGTTCCTTGGTCTTGCGTCTCTGTTTGATAATGCAGACATTGAGTTTGGTGAATCTTCTCTGACATTGAAAGAGGGTCAGACACAATCTCGATATACATACACAGACCCATCGATGATCACCTCACCCCCCGAGAAGAACATCGAACTAGAAAATCCTGAAGTCAAGTTTAAGATGACAAAGGAAGACTATCGTAAAATAGTCAACGCTGCGAATCAACTTGGATTACCAGAAGTAGTTGTTCGGGGTAAAGATGGCACTGTCGACTTGGTTGCAACAGATACCAAGAACCCAACATCGAATGAGTTTGCAATCTCAGTCAGTAGTACTGGTGATACTTTCCATTTCGTATTCAAGGTCGAGAACCTGAAGATGATCCAAGACGATTATGAAGTCGAGATCTCGTCTCGTGGTATCGCACATTTTATTGGTGAACTTGCAGAGTATTGGGTTGCAACTGAAGCAGGTTCTTCTTACGGTAACTAGGAGTATGCCCTCGTAGTTCAGTTGGATAGAACATCTGCCTTCTAAGCAGAGGGTCGCAGGTTCGAATCCTGCCGAGGGTACCATTTATGTATTGGATAGAAGTATATTTTAGTAACGGTAAGACTCTCCGCAAAGAGTCAGAAAGTTTGAACGAAGTGTTCAATGTTTATAAAAGATATGTTGACGGGAACGGTAAACCCGTGGTACAATATATTAAATGTGGTCGTGATGATATTACGACAAGTGAGACAAACAAGTTTTGGGGTATAGTTCAGTAGGTAGAACGGTGGACTGTTAATCCATATGTCGTTGGTTCGATCCCAACTACCCCAGCCAGAGTTCGGTGATTGCAACACCGATAGGAACGTGACCGAATACCTCTCGCAGATGGGGGGTAAGGTAAACTCAAAGGGATAGCGTCCATACCCTTAGCAGGGTTGCGAGTTGTAGGAGGTCTATGTAGAAAGGTACATCTGATCGTACCTCCTTGGGGGTTACCCGATTCCCCCCGTTCCGCACTTTATTTTTTATTATGAGGTTACAATGAGAGAAGAGTTTCTGTGGGTCGAAAAGTATCGTCCCAAGACTATCGCAACAACAATCCTACCAAAAGCACTCAAGGGAACATTCCAAGAGTTCATAAACCAAGACAATGTACCTAACCTGATCCTCTCAGGTTCTGCAGGTGTCGGTAAGACAACCGCCGCAAAGGCAATGCTGACAGAACTTAGTGTAGACTATATTGTAATCAACGGTTCTGATGAGGGACGTTCCATCGATGTCCTACGCAACGAACTCAAGAACTTTGCTTCATCAGTATCGTTCAGTGGTGGTCGTAAGTATGTGATCATCGATGAGGCAGATTACCTCAACGCAAACAGTGTTCAACCTGCATTGCGTAACTTTATGGAAGAGTACAGTCGTAACTGTGGGTTCATCCTAACCTGCAACTTCCTCAATCGTATCATCGAACCATTACACTCTCGTTGCTCTGTTATCGAGTTCAAGTTACCGAAGGAAGAAAAGCAAACAATTGCGTCTCAGATTTACAAACGATGCAAAGAGATTTTAGACAATGAAAATATTGAGTACGACAACAAGGTTGTTGCAGAAGTTGTCACAAAGTTCTTTCCTGACAATCGTCGAGTCCTTAACGAGTTACAACGATACTCTGCGACAGGCAAGATTGACACAGGCATTCTTTCCAACTTCAACGATGTATCACTAGACGAACTGTCGACTGCACTCAAGAATAAAGAGTTCACGGTAGTTCGTAAGTGGGTATCACAGAATGTCACAGGCAGTGATGAACAGATCTATCGTAAGATCTATGACAATATGTACGACTATGTTGCACCACAGAGTATCCCTCAAGTGGTCGTGACACTGGCAGACTATCAGTACAAAGCTGCGTTCGTGATGGATCACGAAATCAATATGATGGCAATGCTCACTGAGTTAATGGTGGAGTGTGAGTGGAAATGAGCAACCCATTCGACTATCTAAACTCCATCAATGACACCAAGAAAGATATGATGACTGGCACTGAGAATGATCGTCTCGCAGAGAAAGGGTACGAACCCTATATGGTCAATCGAGGTCTATCATATCATCAGGACACTGTTGCACTCGCAAACGAAATGAATATGCGATGGGAGACAGACAAGAAACTGCAATATCACTTTTTGCTAAATAGTGTGAGACGAAAGAAACGTTTCGCAAAGTGGCATAAAAAAGATCATGATGGTGATGTCGCAGTTGTAATGGAATATTATGAGTACAGTGAATCGAAAGCACGACAAGCACTCACCATTCTTACCGATCATGACATTGAACAAATAAAAAGAATAGTACATAAGGGCGGTAAAAATGCTTGAGTCAATGGTAGAGGTCACCATCGAAAAAGAGGATGACTTTTTAAAGATTCGTGAGACACTCACTCGGATTGGTGTTGCGTCTCGCAAAGATAAAACAATTTATCAATCCTGTCATATTCTACACAAACAGGGAAGGTACTACATTGTACACTTCAAAGAACTGTTTGCGTTAGATGGCAAACCTACAAATTTTGGTGATGAAGACCGTGGTCGTAGAAATACAATTGCAAACCTACTTGCAGAGTGGGAACTAATCAAACTGGTTGAACCGATGAAGTCATCGGAACCTGTAGCACCTTTATCACAAATTAAAATTCTTCCACACCGTGAGAAGAACGAATGGAACTTGGTGGCAAAATATAACATTGGAAAGAAAAAATAGTATGATGACTAACTTTGATATGGTAGAACAGTTCATGGAGACTTTTGGACAAGAGGTCAAAACGAAACCTGAATTTCCCGATAACGATACGATTGCATTACGACTAGAACTCATCGAAGAAGAAGTACGAGAGTTGCGTGAAGCAATTGGCAATGCTGATATAGTAGAGGTTGCAGATGCTCTCACAGATATCTTATATGTTACCTATGGGGCAGGTCATGCTTTTGGAATTAATCTCGACAAGTGTTTCGAAGAAGTCCAAGCATCGAACATGTCCAAATTGGGAAAGGACGGGAAACCGATATATCGTGAAGACGGTAAAGTCCTGAAAGGTCCAGATTTTTTTGAACCGAACTTAAAACAGTTCGTATAAATAAAACGCATGCCGAAAGGATGCATTAACTTAAACTTGCTTATTCAAGGAGTAGCAATATGACAAATACATTCCCAACTTTAAACTTTGGTACAAAAGACCTAGAGAAGTTCTTTGTAGGTTACGATCAAGTGTTTGATCGTCTGCGTGAGTTCCACGATACCGCAACAAAGAATATTCCTAACTACCCTCCATATAACATCAAGAAGACAGACGACAACCATTATGTCATCGAGATGGCAGTTGCGGGTTTCGGCAAACAAGACATCGAAATCGAAACTGAAGGTGACAAGTTAGTCATCAAGGGTAGCACAGAAGGCAATACCGAAGAGACTGCAGATACATTGTATCAAGGTCTAGCACTGCGTCCATTCACTCGTATGTTCACACTGAACGATCAAGTGGTGGTAGATAACGCAGAAATGGTGAATGGTTTGTTGCGCATTACACTGGAACGATTGATTCCGGAATCGCAACGAACGAAAATTCAAATTAAATGACATATAAATAGGGGAGTTAATACTCCCCTTTTCAATTATGGAGACAAATTATGAAACTATCTAAGAATTTCAGTTTAGCAGAATTTACTAAGTCCCAAACTGCGGAACGCAAGGGAATTGATAACACTCCAGAAGGAGATCATCTCGATGCGGCAATCGCACTTTTTGAAAATGTTGTTCAACCAGTTCGTGACCATTTTGGTCCTACTGTTCTTAATTCCGGGTATCGTAGTCCTGCTCTTAATGATGCTGTTGGTGGAAGCAGTAAGTCCCAACATTGCAAAGGAGAAGCGGCAGACATCGAAGTCCCCGGAGTCCCAAACGGAGAACTAGCAGAATGGATTCGTGACAACCTTGAGTTCGATCAGTTGATTCTTGAGTTCTACACACCGGGCATTCCTGATTCTGGTTGGGTGCATGTATCATACAAAGCAGATGGTGATAACCGTAAGTCAATTCTGACTGCCGCACGTATCGATGGCAAGACAACTTATTCTGAAGGAATTAACGCATAATGTTTATGACACTCGGATTTGTGTTGGGATTTGCACTCGGTTGGATTGTCAGGTGGAAACTTGACGGGATCATTGACTTTGCAAAGAAATTGAGAAAATAATGTCAGTCGGCAAATGGCATGGTGGTAAAGGTGATGCCTTACGGTCAGGTTTTGATCATAAGGCATATGCCAAAAATTTTGATCGCATTTTTAATAAGCATGACAAATGCGGAACAGAAGAGTGTTGTGGTAAATGTGATACTGCGAGCAACCCGATTATAAATAGTAAAAACAAATAAAGAGATTCCTTCATGGCGGCAATAGATTTTCCGGATAGTCCTGCTAACAATGACGTGTTTGCTTCAGGCACTCGTACATGGAAGTACGATGGTGTCAAAGGTTTGTGGAAGACAGTTGCCACATCAACTGTAACAAATCTTGTCGAATTAAACACAGACATTATTCCAAATGCAAATGTAACATATGATTTAGGATCTACCGAAAAAGCATTTAAAGACCTTTACTTGTCTGGAAATACTTTGGTTCTAGGAACTGCGTCAATTACCTCGACAGAAAGTGGTACTATTGCTCTTCCCGCAGGAACTACAATTGGATCTGAACCCAGTGTTAGT